ATGATCACGACGAGCCATTTGCAGAGTGGGAACAACAGCACTTGCAAAACTTCCAAGACTTCCCTACAATCGATTTTATCTACTATGGCAAAAGAGTCCCAGAGTCTTGGAGAGATTTGCCGAATGTCTTTGAAGGTTGGGATGGTGCATTCTCCCGCCGTGGATTTGCAAGAGAAATCTCATGAATATATTTTTTCTTTCCGCAGTCGCCAAGCTTTGTGCTATGCTACATTGTGACAAGCATGTGGTTAAGATGATTATTGAGTACGCACAGCTTATGTCTACCGCGCATCGTGTTCTCGACGGTACTGAGTGGTACGATAAAACTGCAAACGGTAGACGCATCAAGCGCTGGCGAATGGATGACGATGATATGGAAGACACCTTATACAAAGCATCCCATATCAATCACCCCTCTGCTATTTGGGCGAGACAAACTTCTGAAAACTACAAGTGGCTGTACCAATTGTGGTATGCCCTTTGTAAAGAGTACACGCATCGTTATGGAAAAACGCATGCCACATATGAGAAGCTTGCTCATGTACTTATTGACATGCCCAAGAACATTGAGATTGGTCACCGAACCACGGTCCCTCAAGCAATGCCAGACGATGTAAAGTGTGAAGACACGATTGAAGCGTATCAGCAATACTACCGCAAGTATAAGAAAGATTTTGCGCGGTGGACTAAGCGCGACATTCCAGAGTTTATGACTGCATGATACTTGACTTTAGGTTGGGTGAAAACGCAGAGTATACGTTGTCATATCAGCTTTTTGATAACAGAGTTGCAGAGAGAGTTTGGGAGAGAGCTAAAGATTTTGATCAGCAGTTTGTATCTAGAACAGAGTTTCATAACTTTGGTGAGACCCGCGCAGAGATTGAAAGTAAAATGTTTGATGCGGTTCGTGACATTAAAAGACTGCAACCAAACGTGTTTTCAGATGCAGACGATCTAAATGTATTACACCAAAACTTTCCAGACATGATGAAGACAGCGGAAGGAGAGTTGAGGTCTGCATTGAGTACGTTCAATTACTATCTTCACCACCTTGAAGACTTTGATCGTGGTAAGGTGCAAGATCCGTGGTTTCTTTGTGCGGCACAAAACGATGACGGTGAGCCATTAGAGGCGGCAGATTACAAGTTGTTCACGCCTATATACATGAAGAATCATTTGTACATGAACTATCCGCACATTGGAAAGCACCTGTTAGAAATTTATTATGACAGGGATCTTGATGTACCAGAGGATCATATAAAGCCACACAGCCTTATCAAAAATACTTTTGTGTGTTGGCTTGGAAGAAATGGTCGCCCGTGGAGACGACAAGCGCTCACCGAAAAGGTAAAAAATTATTGTAAAAAAATTCAAAATAAGCTACCATATGATATAAATGATGAACGGCTGGCAATAGGCCACCTTCCATTGGGCAAGCTTACGCACACGCCAGATATGGATAAGGTTTTTAAAAACCAGTACGTGCACAGTATTGAGGTTAGATGATGAGTTGGTTATCGAAACTGATGAACAAGCCACTGGAAGAGAATCCAGTAGATAAAGCAATACTAGAAAAGCTTCCTTCTACTGACAATCCAGAAGTTAGGCGGGTTTACGAGTCGCGCTGGGTGTGGTATCATACTATATTAGCGGTGGAAATTGCGTTTACCAACATACTGTTGGTGGCAATCCTTTTTGTGCTGGCGGTTAAATGAAGATAGCATTAGTTACTGATACACATTTCGGGGGAAGAAACGATTCAAAATCGTTTGATGATTTTTTCAGAAAGTTCTATGAAAAAATGTTTTTCCCCTACTTGGACGATAACAACATCAAGACAATCATGCATCTTGGTGATTGCTTTGATCGTCGCAAATATATCAACTATAACACTCTTCAAAGCTGTCGAGAATATTTTTTTGATGCCGCCCGTGATAGGGGCATACGACTGTACATGATACCTGGGAATCATGATACATACTTCAAGAACACCAACAGCGTAAACTCTCCAAACCTTTTGCTAAAGGACTATGACAATATTACGCTCATAGAAAAAGCTCAGGAGGTTGTAATAGATGGAACCCCGATACTCTATGTACCGTGGATTTGTTCAGAAAATGAACAAGAAACTATGGATACCGTTGCCCAATCCAATGCTCAATATTGTTTTGGACATTTTGAATTCAAAGATTATGATATGTATCGTGGGATTACTAACCCACACGGTATGGATGCTTCTCACTTTCATAAATTTCGTCACGTGGTCTCTGGGCATTTTCATCATCGCCATACTAGAGATAACGTCACTTATATGGGCAATGCTTACGAAATTACGTGGGCTGATTACAACGACCCAAGAGGATTTGGGGTATTCGATACGGGAACGGGACATCTTAGCTTTGTCAATAATCCGTTTAAGATGTTTCATAAACTCACATACGATGATACGAATCAATCAGAGGATTACATTTCCTCTTTTGATTATAAGTCTGTTCATGGTTGTGCTGTTAAGGTAATCGTAGTAGCAAAAAACAATTTCGAAATGTTCGACAGGTTTATAGATAATCTGTACGCACAAGATCTAAACGATCTAGAGATACTTGAAGATTTTTCAGAGTTTGAATTTAGTGAGTTTGATGAAAATATTGATCTAGAGGATACGATGTCAATATTAAAAGACTACGTAAACAATGTTGAGACAAACTTGGATAAGGACAGGCTTCAAACCATACTTCAAACTCTTTTTATTGAGGCCCAAGACGTTACATGATTGTGTTTGAGAAGCTACGGTGGAAGAACTTTCTATCCACGGGCAACGCTTTTTCTGAGATAACATTGAACAAAGCCCCAACCACACTGGTTGTTGGCAAGAATGGATCTGGCAAAAGCACGATGCTGGACGCGCTAACCTATGCGCTATTCAACAAACCATTTCGTAATATCAACAAACCCCAGCTTGTCAATTCGGTTAACGACAAGAAGTTGGTTGTTGAGGTAGAGTTTTCTATTGGCGCAACAAAGTATCTTATACGCCGTGGTGCAAAGCCAACCGTGTTTGAGATATTCGTCAACGGAACACTACTCAATCAAGACGCATCTTCTAGGGACTATCAAAAATATCTAGAAGAACACATTCTGAAACTCAATTTCAAATCTTTTACACAGATTGTGATATTAGGTTCAGCATCTTTCACGCCCTTCATGCAACTACCACAAGCCCAACGTAGGGAAATCATTGAAGATCTGTTGGACATTCGTGTGTTCTCTACCATGAATGTTGTGCTAAGACAGCACATGTCAGATCTAAAAGACAAGATGGTGTCGGTGGAAGGCGAGTTGGAGGTGCATAAGCAGAAGGCGGTGTTACAAAAGAAATATATAGATACACTGACCGCTGATAAAGAAAAAGAAGTTCAACGGGTGCAGGAGAAAATAGATGACAGCAAGACGACAGTTCAGAAATTCAGCGAGCTATCAGAGAAGCTTGAACTCAAGAAGGAGACATTGGGAGATGTTGAAGGAGAGCGCAGACTACTTGACAGCAAAAGAGAAGAATTTGAAAGAGCGCTTGCCTCACACCAAAAAGACTTAGAATTTTATCATAACAATGATGATTGCCCTACATGTAAACAGGGCATCCCCCACGAATTTAAATCTTCTATTCAAGAAGAGACGGGAAGAAATATCAACGAGCTAGAGACTAGCTTGGAAGAGTTGTCTACCCAATTTGAAATTGCAAACTCTCAGTATCAAAAATTTATTGAATTACAAAACGCGATTCTCAAAGTTAATGCTGAGATAATTTCTGAGCAGAGAATTCAACAGCAATTGATGGAAGAAGTTGAAACTCTCAGCGCCCCGTCATCAAACATAGAAAATGAGATGGAAGTTCTCAAGTCTATGGCAAAGGATGTGGTTGAGAAAAACAAAAGTTTCAGTGATCACAAAGAGCAGAGGCACTATTATGATGTTGTTGCCTCTCTACTAAAAGACTCTGGTATCAAAACCAAGATCATAAAATACTACGTGCCGATTATCAACAAGCTTGTAAACAAGTTTTTGTCTACAATGGATTTCTTTGTTCAATTTGAATTAGATGATACTTTTAAAGAAACCTTGAAATCCAGATTCCGAGACAAGTTTAGTTATGCAAACTTCAGTGAAGGAGAGAAACAGCGTATTGACTTGGCTCTGTTGTTTACATGGCGAGCCATTGCAAAGATGAAGAACAGCGCCAACACTAACCTATTGATTTTAGACGAGGTTTTTGATGGTTCGTTGGACGGTGTTGGCATGGAACACTTGATGAACCTTTTAAACATAGCGTCTTCCGATAGTACTAATGTATTTGTCATAACTCATCGCGGCGATCAATTCTTTGACAAGTTCCACGATGTAGTTTCTTTCCAGAAAAAGAACAACTACTCTTTGATGTCATGCTCATAGACTTTGGAACAGTGCTGGTAACCTTCTCAAAGGCAGAGTTCGATGAGACGCAAAAAAATTGCCACATAAATGCCACGTGCGGCGAGTTCCAAAATGGAATCAAACCAGAGCAGTTTAACCTTGAAGATCTGTTCTCAAATGATGAATACGAGTACTTCATTAATAACGATGTTACTTGCCACATTCACCACACAGATGTCTTTGGGCCTATTCGTGCAAACATACCTAAGATGATTGAACGATATTGTGTTATAAATCATCTACCACAAGGAAAATTTGTTTACTATACGGCAAACTTAATCAACAAGTACAGGAGTTTGATTCAAATTAAAAAGAGCAATCATTTCATAGAAACCGCTCTGGCTAATGCAGAGAATCATAAAGAGGTCTTTGAGTCTAGGTTGCGGGGTGAGCTACCCGCGACAAGACAAGAACTGTTCACGATTGTTGTTGAAACAAACAGTTATGATCATGAAGATACAGAGCTATTCTACACAGATAAGACGTTTCAGCCGATCCTTTTGGGATCACCTATAATTATTGCTGGCAGAAAAGGAATCAATAGAAGAATTATAGAAGCTGGTTTAACACCATATGATGATTACTTTGATTTGTCTTTTGATGATGAGCCAGACGATATAACGCGAATAAATAGTCTTCTAGATGAAGTAATAAAGGTTCGTAGCCTTTTGATTAACTCAACCCCAGAACAGGCAGTAGAGTGGTACAAGAAAGGAAGGCATGTTCTGGGAGAAAACAAAAAGTTTTTACTAGGAGAGATAAATGTCTGATTGGGATTTTGGTTTTACTGCGGTAGACGATATACCAGAGACAGGAACCCAGACAACAGAGACAGTTGTCAACACTGTATCAAACGTCACAAATGAATTTAAAGAAGAAGTTATGTCTAAGCTTGCACAGATTGAAGCAAGAATTTTAGACATGGACAACAGTGGAATGGTAAATGAACATCGCGCATTGGTAGAATCCGATGTGGCTAATAAATTAGTCGCAGTTGAAGAATTGATTTTGCCTCTTTTATATAATTTAAAAAAGAATCCAGAAAAAGAATACATTCACTGGCCTAACCGTGTTGCGATTATTGACAAGCAAATCGAAAAAATACAGGCGGTGACCCGATACTTTGAACGACTGAGTTAGTGCGAAAAAATACCAAACAAATCTCTAGATCTCAGAAAACACATATAGTAAAGTATGCATAAGGATTAGGAGAAAGTCATGAAAAAATTATTTGTTGTTGCGCTTATTATGATTTTTGCCACAAATGCCCATGCACTAGGCAAACGTGAAGAGGGAGCGATTATCGGTCTAGGCTCCGCTTTCATTCTTCATGAAATCTTTGGTGACCGCAATGGTAGTTACGGTAGCTATGGCGGGTACGGAACCCGTGACACATATGGCTACGGTGATTATGGGCGCGAGTTCCCCCCATTCCGATGCCGTGGCGATTCTGTACGGTGCGCGTATGAGCGTGGAGTGTGGGAACGGGAGCGAGAAATCTGGCAAAAAGAGAAAGATAACGCTTATAGGTGTGGTCGCTACGGAGAATGTGAGTAAAAACAAGCACTTATAATGTGTAATATTACCGATATTAGGGCTGTACTCCAGCCCTTTTTTAGTTGTATAATGTCTGTATTGAGAGTGAGGAATCAATATGCAGTCAATTCAAGCCAAGTCAGTTCTTGCCAAGCTTCTTGCCGAAGAGAACATTTCTATTGAGCATCGCAATGTTCACACCGCCGCTTTTGATCTTGAAAAGCGCACCATGATCCTACCTATCTGGGATGATCTTTCAACCGAATTGTATGATCTTCTTATCGGTCACGAAACAGGTCATGCTTTGAACACTCCGAAGCAAGGGTGGCACAATGCTGTTATGGATGACCGCCAGATGAAGTCATTCCTCAACATCATTGAAGATGCGCGTATTGAGCGCAAGCAAAAAGAACGATATGCGGGTTTGGCACGTTCATTTGCCAAGGGATACCGCGAACTTATGGATCGTGATTTCTTTGGCATCAAAGATCTTGATGTCAACACACTACCTATTGCTGATCGTGTCAATCTTCACTTCAAGGTTGGCAGTTCTCTTGCTATTAAATTTTCTGACCCTGAGCGCTCACTTATAAGTCGCATTGAAAAAGTGCAAACATGGGAAGAAGTTGTTGCACTCGCCGCTGAGTTGAAAACCTTCCAAGACGCAGAAAAAAATGAGATGCAAACCGTAATGGATGATCTCGCGTCTCAGTTGCAAGATCTTCAAAACGAGATGGATCAAATCATGCCCCCGTCAGAGCGCGAATCTGATGATGGTGAAGGTGAACCCGAAGATGCCGCCGAAGAGGGCGAATTCGGTCAGCCATCCGCTGGTGATTCTGATGATGCGGGTGAAGAAGTTGAAGATCAAATGTCAAAAGAAGAACAGTACAATGGTCTTACCGAAGAAGATCAAAATACTGTCGATGACATTGAAGAAAAGATGCAAGAAATCAAGCGCAAGATGGCTCCAATGGAGAATGCGCTTAATGATGAGGCAAGCCATACCGACGAATCATTCCGTCAGAGTGAGCATAGCTTGATTGACAAAGATGCATCTATGAATCCTTACTATGCCGATATCAACAACGTTGACTATCGCCAATGGGTTATTGATTACAAGACTCTTTACTCAGATCCCGTCACTGGATACGCGGATTGGGCTACTGATTATACCAAAGAAAAGCACCTAGCTGAGTTTGCGGAGTGGGCCAAGCGCCAAAAAACTCTGGTTTCGTCAATGGCGCACACGTTTTTCTCAAAGCAAAAAGCTCATGAGATGAAGCGTACCCGTGTCGCTAAAACTGGCGAGATCAATGCAAACAAACTTTGGTCCTACAACACTTCTGAAGACATCTTTCTTCAAAAGACTCTGGTTGAATCTGGCAAAAATCATGGTTTCGTTTTCTATCTCGACATGTCTCAAAGCATGTATGAGTATATGAATGACACCGTTCACCAACTTTTGCGTATGGTTATGTTTGCTCGCAAGATCAACGTACCATTTGAAGTGTTTGGTTTTACCAGTGCTACAAAGTATGACAGAGAAAACCTTGCAACCAAGGATGACATTGGTAAGTATCAAGTGTCTGACCTTGAGTTGCGTAATATTTTTTCTTCACGCATGACTCGCCAAGAATTCGATCACGCAATCCGTGAAATGTATTTTTTCGGCAAGACATTCGACAATCGTAATCGTTACAATCGACACAACAATGGCGGTCTTTGGTTATCGCACAGAAACTTTTCTTTGGGTGGCACTCCGCTTCTTGGTGCATTGCTCGCGGGTATCGGCATCGCACAAGATTTTCAACGCGCAAACAATGTTGAGATTCTTAACACCATGGTACTGACTGATGGTGAACCCACGGATCGTATCAACATCGTCAAGTATCAAGAAGACCGCGACTATCTGTATCTCTCTGATGCTGGCTATGATGAGTACCCCGTGTTGGTCTCTGGTGCTATTCAAACTTCAGTAAAGTCTAGCTACCGTCACGTGCGTAATCTTAAAACTGTCATTGAGCATTACCGCAAGCTTACTGGTTCGCGCATGTACAACTACCACATCATTACTGGTAAAAAAGATCTTGAACGTCAAGAGTCATTCTACAATGAAGGTAACCGCTGGAATAATGATGTTTCTGAAAAGCAGTCTCTCATGCTGAAGCAAGGTTACATCTTGGAGACTACTCACGGGTGGGACTACCGATTCATCATCCGCGAAACCGCGCTCAAGGGTGGCAACATGACTCTGGACGCTGATGGTGACAAGTCAAAATTGCTGACTCAATTCAAAAAAATGGGTAAAGGTAAGAAAACTGAGCGTATTTTGGCTCAAAAACTGGCAGAATTGGTGGCCTGACAGCCACCAAAAACTGTGAATATTACCACGATTAGTGCTGTACTTTACCCCAAACCCTGCTGTATAATGTCTGTATCAAATGTGAAATTGCTTGTGAGGAGCATATTATGAAAGCACAAATGAAAGCAAAGCTGTTGGAAACTCTGAGCGCCAAGAACACTACTGGCAATGGTATTTTCTCTCGCGCTCAAATCATCGACGCGGCACGTGAGTGTGGGATCGAATCAACCCCATCATTCCTGCTGTATCCCGAATTCAAAGTTGAGGGTCAACGTGGCAAGTATGATATCTCTCCCCATCTGGAGTTGGTTTCTAGCCGCCCTGTTGCGGAACCCGCCGAGCCAGTGGCGCAACCCACTAGCAATGTTCTTACTCAACGCCGCTTGGCAATGGAGATTGAAAACTTGATCCCTGTTGCTGATGCGACTTTCGTGAAGTTTGGGTTTTACAATGATTTGAAAAAAATCTTGAAAACTGAAATGTTTTACCCAATCTTTATTTCTGGTCTTTCTGGTAACGGTAAGACCACTATGGTGGAACAGGTTTGCGCTGATCTCAAGCGTGAAGCTATCCGTGTTAACATTAGTGTCGAAACCGATGAGGACGATTTGATTGGTGGAAACACTCTAGTTGATGGTAACGTTGTGTTCAGAGAGGGGCCAGTCCTCACCGCTATGAAGCGTGGCTCTGTTCTCATTCTTGATGAAGTTGATCGTGGCTCTAACAAGCTTATGTGTCTCCAAGCGATCTGTGAGGGTAAACCCTACTTCAACAAGAAAACAGGCGATACCATTACTCCTGCTCGCGGTTTTACTGTCATCGCGACTGCAAACACAAAGGGCCGTGGCTCTGATGATGGGAAATTCATCTCTACCCAGATTCTTGATGAAGCCTTCTTGGAGCGGTTTGCAATTACTGTTGAGCAGGAGTACCCTACCCCCGCTGTTGAGAAGAAAATTATTCTCAACAAAATGGAGCGTGAAGGTTGCGCCGATGATGACTTTGCTGATCACCTTGTTGCATGGTCTAACATCATTCGCAAGACCTACTATGAAGGTGGTGTCGAAGAGATCATCTCTACCCGCCGCCTTGAACACATTGTAAAAGCTTTCGCGGTGTTTGGTGACCGTCTCAAGGCGATTGAACTTTGTATCGCTCGCTTTGATGAGGAAACCAAAAGCGCTTTCCAAGATCTGTACACCAAGCTTGACGGTACAGACTTTGCATCGCTTACCGAAGAGAGCGTTGTTTCGGGTGACCTTGATTAATCAAGGTCCGTGTGCTTGCCCCCCACATGGGGGGCTTTTTTGTGAGTGCGGTTTATGAAAGATATTGATTATAAATATAGCGAGGATATTTCCATCGCTCAATTGGAAGAGTATGTTGATAGCACGTACAGCGAACACTACTCTCAAAACAAATACCAAGCCACAGAATTTATCATTGACGGTGGTCATGGCGAGGGTTTTTGTATTGGAAATATTTTAAAATATGCTCAACGGTATGGGCATAAAGATGGAAAAAATCGAAAAGATTTGATGAAAGTTCTGCACTATGCTTTGATTGCTCTTCATGTACATGACCTGTACGAAGAGCGAGATAATTATAAATAGAGAAAAATTAATTCTACAGGAGCTATCAATAATGGCATTTGTTAAACGTTTTACGCTCACAAGAGACAATACTGACATTTCATGGGATACTCAATTAGCACCCGTTTTGTTCTCTGAAGAAGAAGAAGCAAACCAGAGAGCCATGCTTACAAACAATGGTGGCACAGATGGCGGCTGGACGGTAGCCGATGACTATACCATGATTAGAGAACTTAGTTTTGAAACTGAGCAACAGCTACGAGATTATGAAGTTGCTCTTGATACTCTTTATGATGCTAAAGCTGACGATCCCCGTGGCGCATTTCTTACAAACGTCACGGCGCATGGTTTTGATTTCACGCTTTCAACACATGAGACTTCTTGACACCAAGCACCATTTTAGTTTATAATATTATTTTCTTGTGAAACAAAAGGTATATCATGAAATTTTCTGACACCACTATCAAGGTTTTGAAGAACTGTTCTGAAATTAATCCTAAGATTATTATCCACCCAGGGAATACGATTCGCACAATCTCTGAATCGCATTCCCTTTTCATGGAAGCGGTGGTGCCAGAAGATTTTGATACCCAAGTCTGCATCTATGACTTGAACAGTCTTATCTCTTGTCTTACCTATTGGACTGACACACACATCAATGTGTTGGAAGATAAGCTTCTTATCCAAAATGAAAACAGTAATGAAAAGTTTTCATATCTTTACAGTGACCCGTCTGTGGTCAACACCCCTGCCTCAAGCCCAAAGGATCACAATTCATTCTTTAAGTTTACACTGACTAAAGATGACATTAATGATCTCAAAAAGACCGCCGCTATACTCTCCAAGCAAAAGATTTCTTTTGTGTCTAA